CCTGACCTGCGGCAAACTCGACCTCAGCACCGTCACCACCTGACAGACCCACCCACACCAAACAGCGAAAGGCCAAATTTACTCCCGGAATCAGGTGCCGCCAAGTATGCCATGATGCAGGCAGTCGGCGCGAAATCTCAGGAATCCTTCGACTTGCTGGAAAACGTGGATTCAGCTGGTGCGCTGGTGTTCTCTCGGAACGATGAGATGCCGACTATTGCCAGTGTGCCTCCTGCAGAAGCAACCGATGACGAAATCGCGACACGTATTGCCGCCGTCAAACGGACGCCTGATTCATGGTTCGTCAGGAACAAAGGTGCCAGATTTTCCTTGGCAGGAGCTCAAGGCAAATTCTCCTTGTCCCGTGTAGGCGATGAATGGGTGTGGCCCAATGGCGCCGTTCCGTCGACTCATATTCTTAAACCGGCCGGCATTTATGACGCTGATGAAGTAGAACATGCGACCATGATGCTTTCCAAGATGATCGGCATCGAAACCCCGGAGTCGGATATCCAGGAATTCAACGGCCAGCAGACCTATATCGTGGAACGGTTCGATCGTCGTATCGAAAATGGTATGCCGGTTCGTCTGCCGATGGAGGATATGGTGCAGGCATTGGGCCTACCATCATCCGAGAAGTACAAGGTGAGTGCCGTCGATACGCTGACCACCCTACGGAAGATGGATCCGTCCGGCAGACTGGGGGAGGAGTGGCTGCGACGATTGGCCTTCAACGTGGCTGTCGATAATTGCGATGCGCATGCCCGTAACTATTCAGTCATGCCCACTTCGCTGGATGGTGAGTCCTGGAAACTAAGCCCAGCATACGATGTGATGACCACGACGGTATGGCCGGGATTGACGGACAAGCTCGCGATGCCATTCTCAGGAGCGGAGCATGCCAGTGAAGTGACACCGGACCATTATGCGAGGTTGGCCGATTATTGTGGATTCGATCCCGACACTGCACGAGACGAGGCTATCCGCATCAGCGACTTGGTCCGGTTGAATGCGCATACTGCGTATATGGATCTGGACCCGGAACTGCAGGCCAAGCTGTTGGACAAGATTCGTGTCGCAAACAGTGGCATGCCAAGTCCTCAACACTTCGTCCTTCCCGACAATGGCATGGTGTATGTCGTCTCCCACGATCGTGATGGGCATCCGGTGCATGACTATTGGCGGCGCAAACCATCCAGATAGGACAATGCGGCCACTGCTGGTGTTGATTTGCTTGTCGATGAATTCTGTCACAGAATAAGGTCAGGCAAACGAAGCAATGCAACTGCATATAACAGAACGCTGAGCATGGATTGGAGGTGGTCGCAATGCTTACCTTGCTGGCAATGATTGGACTTTTTCTTCTCGTTCTGGGATTGGTGATAGTCCTGTTGATGGGAATGTTCTTCAGCAGCGACATGGGCGGCATGTTCGTGAACGTGTTCAACTATGCGACTTCCACTGGGATCGCTGATCTGGTGACCGTTGGGGTCATGCTCGTCATCCTGTTTGCGGCTTTCGCAGTGCAAGCCGTTATTTGGTTCTTCGTCAGCGAGAGGATGTTGGAATCTGCGCTCCCGTTGATTGTCCAAATGATTATCGAACTGGTTGTTCTCATCCCGATTCCTGCGTTCTTCTTCACGGCCTGGGGCTTGGAGTATCGGTGGGCTGGTGTCCTGTGTGTTCTTATCTTCGCATTGCCGGCCTTGTACAACCTGGGTTTGAACGTGTACGTCAAGCTTGAGGAAATCAAGGAAAACAAGAACGTGAAGGATGTTTGATCCTTCGCTCCGAAAACCTCTCTCAGTGGACAGAATGCCTCCGATTCGGATAATCGGAGGCATTCGCTTTTCTGGGAAGGATACGCTGGAACCACACGTTTTTTTTGGATTAGGAGTTGAGGATGCACGGAACATTCAGCAGGCCTATGAAAATACTCGCCAGTGTTATTACAGTGGTGGTTCTCGTCGCTGGCATCCTGGCTTGGAGTACGTGGCGTAAAAAAGTCACTGCTGAGGAACGCCAGCAGGCGCAGGCCCAACAGTTGAAAAAACATAAGTCGGAGGAACGCAAGAAAGCCGCTGAGGCTGCCGCAAATCAGCTGACCGATAAGGAGAAACAACAGTACACGGATCTTGCCATCCAATTCGAACAGGCAGCCCGCAACTGGGGGAGTGACCCCACGATCAATTTGGACTCACTCAGCCAACATGATGCTCAACAGGTAATCGACCAGTTGCGGACACCGGACATCGGAAGCAATCCTCTACCCGCTCTGAGCGCTATCCCAGCGGATAAGAACGATGGGCCTGATGCCGTCAGCTATCCATGCGAAGAGGAATATGAAAACGCTTGTAAAGCGTATCCGACAATGAAAGCATGGTGGAACAGTGAGGCGTTGGCGACCGGCAGCCGGTGGACGGACGGACCTCATGTGACGGTCAACGAAGACCGAACGGTCACGGTCACAGGAAAGGTCGAATCCATGCTTTTGCAGGACGGTGATTCCTTTAACAATGGGAGCATCTGGGCATTGACTCCAGCTTGGAGAGACTACGACATCAACGATGAACTCACCATCGCAAACGGGAAAATCAGCGGCATGAACATCAACGGCGACAACCCTTGGTGGATTAATCCTTGGCTGACACGCTGGGACAACAACATGGCCGACGATTTGAGCGAGGGAACCAGAATAGCCATCCCAGTGAAAGGCGATCCCGAGATGGGCCTCGCCCATTCCAGCATGACGCCCATCCTTAAGGGACCTGTCACGCAGTCGGACTTGGATGGCAAGGTTGACTGGCATCTTTGGGATAGCGTTCCCATGGCATCGGTTGGGGGAGGCTGCCAGAATCCGGGATACTGCGGCTAGTTCTTCCAGCTTTTCTTCCGGAAGAACACGTTGCCGGCGCCATCGAACTGCTTTTGCGTGAGCCAGCGACTGTTGTACCCCTCCCATGGGCCACTTCCGTTCGTGCCGTAGTTTCCTTCGCTGATTCGGATTCTCCATCCGTTTGCGTCCTGCTTGACTTCTTCGACCACGGCGATATGCCCGGAGCTCATATCACCTCCCAAAGCACCGCCGAACTGACTGACGCCATCCCCCGGGTGTGGGCTGGAATCGACTGTGTATGCAGGGTCGGAGGCGAGATGCACATGGACGTCACCACCCACGGGGGTGTTCCAGTTTGCCACGTCATGATGGTGAATCACCCATAGTCTGACAAGTGCATACCAGTAGCACTGGTAATGTCCGCCGCTGGCGAAGGAAGTGAATGGCCCGTAGTCCCCGTCGTGACACACTTTTGCATCCGTATCGCACAGCCAGCCAAAATTACGGGTTTTGCCTATAGGAGCCCCGCCCACAGAACCTACGACGGCACTGCCTCCATCACCATCGTCGTCGGATGAGCAGGAAGCTTGAACGACATTGTCGGAACCACTGGAATCGTCGCTTGCCTTCCCAGTGAACTCGATCGCACTAATCTCCGGTGAATCATAGTAGGAGCGCGCATATTTCTTACGTTCCTCTTCATGCCGATCGTTCCACGCTCCGCGCCCATACCCGGCAAGCCATGCGATTGAGGCGTCCTCCGGATTATCCGCATGCAGCCACCATTTGTGCAGGTCATGGTCGGTGACGTTGTACCCTTCGGCCTCGATGTTATCCAGATAGAAGTTGTTCCAATCGGATTTGGACGTGTCAACCAGCATTTTTATCTGCACGTCGGCATCAGAGTCTTTGCCAGACACGTTATGCTGATCCATCCATGCTTGGATTTTGCTGCGCGGTGTCCACTGATTCAGACCGAAGCCACGCAATGCGGGATTGGTCTCGCCTATCTGCTCCTGTTCCGGATTCATCCCAGATTCGAATTGGATCACACCAAGAGCGCCTGCCGTGCTGGCTTTCGAATACCCGGCTTTGGCGAATGCCTCGGCTATGGCCACCGCGACCTTGTTGGGGGCTATCGATGTGGTCCCGGTTGTCGAATCATCATCTGATGAGGTGCCGCAATCATATTCTGCGGCTGATAAGGACTTTCCGACGTTGCTGGTAAGGGCCGCGACACTGCCGGAAACGGCACTCACCACGTTCATGACGATAAGACCGTTCAACCCCACCAGCAATGCGGCTCCCGCAGCCATGAGTTTTGTACTGGTTTTCAAAGGATGACCCCCTTACGGAAGGCAAAAGTCGGTAAAAATTTACCGACTTTGAATGATTCGGTGAATTACCGTTCTTGGAATGGTCGGAATTCCACGTCGACGAACACGTTGTAATCGTCTCGAAGAAGATTCGCGGCATGTTTCCCCGCTTCGATGATCTCACCTGAAGAACGATTCTCATCCCATGATTCAAACAAAGCCCTCAAAGCATCGGTTTCCTCGTTGGGACTCTTCAACGCGAATCCCAAAAGCCGTGCGGTGTTCAGATCCTTCAACAGCGGAGCCGCTTCGGAAGCCCAATCGGATGCCGCATTCCAAAGCTCGTCTGCAACGGAGAGGGGATATTCGACATCGTATGCAAGCACATCACCGTCTACATCCTCATGCAGGATGCCCGCTGAAGTATATGCGGCGATGATGGTGAGCATGTACACGCTGATGTCGCTTCCATCCCAAGCGTGATTCAGTGGAGGATTCAGCAAAGGATACTTGAGCACGTCATGATTCGCGAACAGCTCATTCCCCTGAAGCAGAAATACGGGGAGGCTGATCACGGGGGAGTACAGGATACGGTTTTCCACTCCTCCGTATGGGTCTCCGTCAGGTACCGTATACACTTTGGATGCGGTATCGCTGAGACGTTGGATATATCTGCTGGGGCGTTCCAATAGGAGAGGACGTCCGCTACCGAAACCAGGGAACAGCAATGGTTTCGACTGCTGCTGTTCCTCCGGCTCCGGGGTCAAAGGGGTAACGGCAGATGATTCCTCCGACTTGTCGGAAGCCGGTGTGGAAAATGAGTCATCGAATATGTCTTTGTATCCCATAAGGGGTCACTGCTCCTTGTTCTTTCGTTGTTCTCGTGCGATCTTGTCCGTGGCAGTGGTGCTGATTTCCTTCAACAATGCCGGAGGAATCACGATTTCCACTGGAATAGGCTGCTTGGATCCGTCTTTGAAATAGGCGACGGCTCCGCGAACGGTCTTCCTCGTCGATGCGCTTACCAGGCGCTTCAGACTGTTCGGGTTCGGCTGACCGTTGTCCAAAGTATCATCGGCTCCCATGCGCTGCAAGATCCGACCATTGGGGTCTTCGATGCCTAGGAGTCGTTCCGCTGATTTGGCCGGACTGACCGTGCCATTGGCTTCTTCCGGGTTGTCCAACGCCAGAAGGAGGGCGCGGCTGATACCTCCGGTCAAGTCGGCATCGATGAACTCCTGCACTTTCTGGCTGATGATGACAGGCGTGAATCGTTGCGAACGGGCCATACGCACCCATTGTTCGAAGGTTCGGGAAGCTCCCTTGTCCTTGCCCATGAACACCCATGCCTCATCGACACCTACCATGCCATCGCGGCCTCGAACGGCGGTACCGGCTCCCATGACGACCATTCGCAACGTCCACTGGCGGATGCGAGCGGTCATGGAATCATCTTGGCCTTCGGGGATGAGTGAACGGTCTCCGGCGTTGATGAGGGTCAGGTTTTGGCTGATCGTCAACGGCTTGGTGTCATTATCGGTGCCGAAGATAAGACGTAGTCCCTGGTTCGCCTTCAGGTTCATGCTGATTGTCGAAAACACCTCGAGGGTGTTGGAAGGCAATCCAATGGACTCCGCCGTGTTCCCCGCTTTGATGGTCTTCGCAACAGCTTGGGCGGCGACAAGCAGAGCCCGGCCTACGCAACGCGCCCCGTGTTTGACGCCGTAATCCAGCATGGCTGTCATGGCGGATTCCATCTTTGTGTCACCGCCAAGAATGTTCGTCATCATCAGGACGGCGATTTCCTTGGCCTCCTCCACATTCGGAATCACGTTGAACGGGTCGAACGTGCCGTTAGCCACATCGGAATCCAACCGGATGACCGTACCACCCTGCGAACGGGTCGCATCCTCCAAATCATTACCGGCCTTCGGATTGATGTAAATGCACGGGGTCTTGCCTTTACCGTCACGCGCGTCAATCTTCGACCATTGCAGAAACAGGCTGAAAGCCGCCATCGTATTATGGGTCGGCACGTAATCAGCGATGAGGAACGAATGGTCAGGGCTTCCAACGGTCAGACAACGATGAGGCGCGTTGGATATCTTCCTGATGTCTTTGACGTATAGCCATTGCTGGGTTTGTCTCAACGTCGTAGGAATTAAAGCCGCTTTGCGTTGCAAAGAGAATACCGGCAGATCCGTCGTGAAGGTGATGCGATAACGATCCTGAGCCTCATGACGCACACCATCAGCCGTGTATCCTGCTTTGTTGAGATGGGGTTCGTGAACGACGATTCCCAGAGATCTCAGCAGGCGCACCATTCCTCGGACAATCGGCAGATGATCGGCGGACTGGGTGAACTCTATATTCCCATTTGAGGAGATGGTCCCATCCTGATCCAGCAACCCCTGCACGAGGGAGAGTCTTTGCTCGATGCTCGCCGAGAAGTAGATCTCAGGAATGCGTTTTTCGCGGAGTATCCCCATATCGCGAAGAATGGAGACAAGCCCCTTCACATTCACGACCATCGGCGTATTGATGCTTCCTAGAGAAAATCCCGCAGAGGTGAGACAGGACTTCACATGCTGCAAATCACCATTCCTGTTATCTGAAGCGATGATTCCAGTGCCGATACTACCGTCGGCTAACCAAGCCCCTAAAACCCATGGGTCAAGTGGCAGGTCGGCTTGCGGGTTGGCAACAGGCATCGCGGCTCGGATTGCCCATTGCGCACGATTGCCTGAATCCTTTAGACCAGACGCAAGCATGTCTCGCGTAGTCACAACCTGTTCACAATATCCAAGGGAATTGGTCTCGTTGAAGGCCCCCTCATAACGAAGCATCATGCGTTGCCCTATGGCTCTGCATGCTTCTCGAACGTTGTATACGGATACCGAATCATGACGCATTCTGTCGGAGTGAATTCGTCCTTCCGCATCCCACTCACTGATTGGATTGAGCGTTTTTATGACAGATGCGATAGAGGAACGGCTTGGTGAACGATCCTCGAGCATCTTCTGTATGTCAGTGATGCTGATACCCTTCGGATAGTTATCTTCCAAATGCTTTCTTAGGACATCCGCACGCTCCCTGGCGAGATCGTTCCATCTTTTCGCATGCTGCGCCACGCCATCATAATGTGCAATCAAAGCCCGAAGAGCTTCCTGCATGTTATAGCGCCTACAGTTCTGCCGAGTCTTAAAAGGTTTTTTTGTATCCGCTATCGCGCGGTCTCGCTGTTCTTGATGAGATTCAACTCCCATAAATCGCAGCGCTGCGGCAATGGTCCTGGCATTGCTCTCTCCGCTCCACCAACGACTCGTTACTGGATGGACAAACTCTGCAAGCTCGTTCACGCTCATGGTTGATTGGGCCGGTAGCGCATCAGACATCCGACATAGCTCATCGTATGTCTCCGACAGCATGTTCTTACGCTGTTGGGATTTCAAATGTTTTGGTTTTCTGAATTTGTTTCGATCTTTGAAATCGGAGACGATCCACTGGTGGTTCCCGCTGGCTTTTATCGTTTGACCGTCACTGAGAGTGACTTCGTAAAGATCTTCCGTGTGAATCGGATGAAGCTTGAGGAGTGGATAGGGTTTCCCATCCCGCCCGTAGACGAGGTCTCCCTCATGCAAATCGCTGATTTTAGCCATTTTTCCATGGGGGAAGCTAGCCTGAGGGGGAACCGGAATTGTGGAGGAAATGTGAACGGCCTTCCCGCTTCCTGTATCTCCGATAATAGCCAAAATTGGACGCCTGTCCTTGTCCTGCACGGTTGTTGTCCCGATATACACCGGTTGCCTGTTGGCTTCGGACAATCCGACAAGAGCTCCGTCCCTGTCGCCTGCTTTGGCGAAACTGCTCACGCCTCCTCCCGCGACGCATGTTGCGGCCCAGTGGATCTCATAGGGGGTCATGCGTACGTTCGAACAGGCCTGCATGCTTTTGAACGCCATCAACTGTTCGCTAGCCGTCGTCAGATTGACGAACTCGATGTTGGGGATGCACCCCAAAGCGTCGATGGCCATCTGCTCGTTGCCCGCCACGCAGGTGGCGACGCTCAGATCAATGATGCTGGGCGGCATGTCCGGAGTATTGTAGATTGCCTTCTTATAATCCAAACGCTCCTTGATTTCGGTCATATCACCGGGGGCTTCATGGCCTTTCTCGTACCGTTCCTTAATGCTTTCGTCGATGGTGCGGCTGTTGCGTCGAATCTGGTCGGCGGTGACTTTCGCCGGTTCGACTTTGCCTCGGATGCTTGTGGCGACCGCATTGGCTCCGCCGGCTCGTCCGACTTCCATGAGTCTAGCAATCCACAGGTTGTTTGGATCCGTGATGCTGCTTTGGTTGAAATCCGCCGTGCGTGCGAAGCAGATGCTGGCCGGGTATTCTTCGTCGATATTCCACTCGGTGCAGTCCACGCCATTGTCGTACAAGTTTTTGGCGTGGGCGCAGGTCGCGTTATCCGGGAAGAAATGCACGTGTGCGTTCTCCGCCAGGATAGGCAGGGCCGACGAGTTGGCGCGCCCCACCCACCATGATTCCATCATGGCGACCAGCTGTTCGCGTTCCTGCTCATCCATGATGGTGAATGGTTCCAGCCCGGCGTTGAGCATGATTCGTTCGATATTATGCGCGTCTGGCAGATACTCCTCGAACATAGGGCATCCGTTTGCCACCGAATAGCACATGCGGTCATACCATGTCAGGGCGCGTTGCAGCATGCCGGGCTTGCGATTGTTGCTATGATCCCCGACCAGTTTCAAAGGAACGCCGATGACCGCGAACTGCTTGCATACCTTCTGGCTACGGTAGTACTGCGCCTGGTATCGTCCGAGGTCGGTGTCCCTCATGCTGGCCGGCGGACTGTATCGGACGGGCATGGATCCGGTGAGTAGATGGAATTCGCGATATTCGCTTTGAAGCATGTAACGGTAGCGCATACCGGCAACCGTGACCTGATTGGCGAGGCCGTCGAAGAACGCCATCAGCTGTTGCGCGGCATCGTTGCGTTTCCGGTCGTTGGCTCCATCCAGCAATGCAGTGCTCCAGGGGATGCGCGCGTACAGCCATACGGTGCGATCCGGCGTGGCAGAACGGAGCAGCCCGTATTCACTGGCCGGGCTTATAAAGCTTTCTGGACGGTAGAAGTTTCCTCGTGGCATATATTCCACGATAGATTTTGATGTTGTTATTAACCGATATTCTATTGAAAATACCCGTTTTTCGGTTGGTGGCGATATCCAAAAAAAATATCCCGACCGCAATGGTCGGGATATTAGGAAAGGTTGCCGGTTAGTCGTCCACGCCGACGCAGTCCTGGTTGACTAGTTCACGCACGTGATCGACGGCCCGCTGCAGTTCCGGTGTCATGTCGAAGTCATCGGTACGGTAGAAGGCCGAGTTGCCGTTAGATTTACGACTGGCGCTGACCGCGACGTTGGTCACCGTCATCTTGCCCTTGTCATCACGGTCCAAGTGGACGAACAACGTCCTTGCCGTCAGCTCGCGACGTCCCCCCACATATTTCAGTGTCCCTTGGACGGTGATGTTTGGTTCCAACTGGTATGCCACGTCCGCCGTGTATCGGATGCTTGGGATGCTGGATATGATTTTCGACATGATTAACCCTCGTTCCGGGTGATGTACATGCAATTCATGTGAGTGGTTTTCAGGATTTCGCGCAGGGGGGTTTCTTTGACGACGCCTCCGCCCTTATACGCCTGGATGCTGTAGTCGTCGATGGGGAACTTGGTTTTTATTTTCGACACGTGCTCGAGTTTCACCCAGCATCGCGCTTCGGGGATGGTGAGGCTTGGCGGCGCTGTGAACCCGTCATAGTCATTCATGCCGTAAGCGTAATATGCGCCTGAATCATGAATGTCGGCCTCAATGTAAGTGTCATCCGTCATCCATAAGAACGCTTTTTTACATGTGTTGACGGTCAAATCGGACACGTTGAACTTGAGAGGGAACAGCACTTTCCCGTCGGATTTCTCGGCATGCTCCTCTATGTAATCCAGAATGGTTTTATCCAGATCCCAGTTATACCGGCAGGTGATTCCGTCGGCGAGTTTGACCGATTGCCGTCCTGGATAGGATGACTGTTTCTTGTAGCGCACGAAGAGCGCTCGTCGATCGTATAGTGTTGCCATAAGTCTTCCTTTTATGCAGATGTTTTCAGTATAACAGCCACGACAGAGGGTGACGTGCTCCCGCCACCTGACCGCTTCGCGATCTGAGGTGGGGGCTTCCTGCTCAAGGCTCGTATCCGAGTCAGTGTCTACAGGCTATTCCCGTGCGCCCCACGGTTCTCGTAAGTTTTTTGTTATCGTTCCTGCATGAGTCGTCGTGTTTCGTGCATGATGTTGGTCGCGGCGTTCACGTCCCTGTCATGCCAAACGCCACAGTCAGGGCATGTCCATTCGCGGATATGCAGGTCCTTCGTATCCTTATTGCGGTATCCGCAATCGGAGCATAGTTGACTGGACGGGTAGAACCTGTCTACCGTGACCAGCTGCTTGCCTTGCCGTTCGAGCTTGTATGCGAGCATGGTGCGGAACATGCCGTACCCGTTGTCCATCGTGCTTTTGCCGAGTGTGAGGGATTGGCTCATGTTCTTCATGTCCAAGTCCTCCACGCCGACGCAATCATATCGGGCGGCGAGCCGGTTGGCCGTCTTATGCAGGAAGTCGGCTCGCTGGTTCCCGACCTTGGCGGCGAGCTTGGCGATGCGCCGCTTCTGTTTCACCCAATTACCGGACCCTTTTACCATGTGGCTGAGTCTACGTTGCTCGCGCATCAGCCGTGGCTCCATCCGCCGGTAGAAACGCGAATAGTCGGCTCGTTCGCCGTCGCTGGACACGTACAGGCCGTGGGAGGAGTAATCCAATCCGACGATATGCACGGGTCGGACGGGTTCGAGTGCTTGGGTCTCGTACTCGAACAGTATCGTCGCCGTGTATTCGCCGTTTTTGCAATGCTCGATGGTCACGCTCTTCAGTTTCCAGTCTTCGGGTATGCGTTTATGCTGGCGGACGCGCACAATCCCTACTTTCGGTAGTTTGAGATGCCTGCCTCCTTCATCGAGGGTGACGTTGTTATTGCTGTTGTTCGTCGTGTAGGTCTGACGATTGCGATGCTTCGCCTTGTACTTCGGGAAGCCGATGTGCTTGGGGTCGCGGAAGAAGTTCCTGTACGCCTTCGCCACGTTCAATTGGGCGTTGCACAGTGCGAGGCTGTCCACCTCACGCAGGAACGGATACCTGTCCTTGTACTGGGCGGGAGTCGGATTGCACGACTTACCCGTAGCCTTATAGGTGCCGATGCGGGTTTCAAGCATCTGATTGTAGATGAACCTCGCACAACCGATGGTGCGGTCAATCAATGCCGCCTGAGCCCTGTTCGGGTACATGCGGTACTTGACCGCGCAATGACGTTTCACCTGCATGATGGTTCACCTCCTTACTTCCTGCCTTGGTTCTCGATGTATTTGCGGATGACTTCGATTGGCGCGCCTCCTGTGGTCAGTAGGCAGAAGCTGCGGCTCCAGAAATACTCTTTCCACAGTTTCTGTCGAATCTGCGGAAACTCCTGCTTGAGCAGACGACTCGACGCGCTCTTGTAAGCGTTGATGAACTTGCTCAACTCGCTCTTCGGCTGGGCACGGAACAATACGTGCACGTGGTCCATGTCGTGGTTCCATTCCTCAACGGTTATCCCATACTTGGGTGCGATGTACTCGAATATCTCACGCGCACGCGCCGAAACGATGTCGTCGAACACCTTGCGACGGTATTTCACGACGAGCACGAGATGATAATACAACAGGAACACCGAATGATGATTCGACTCCAATTCCACTGCAATCACCTCGTTTATAACATATACGACTGATTACAGTATAACATATATAGATACGCCAATTCATCCCCCGCTTACGCTTCGCTTAGAGGCGGGGGAATCCTTGGCGAGGAAGGTTAAATAGGGCGGATTATGAACGTGGCTGCATTTGTTTCCATCGCATCCGCCAGCGATATCTTTTTGGCGTTGTAGCCCAATCTCTCGAACTTGTCCGGATCGAAATCTCCCAATTGCTGCACATTGTCCAACGCCAACCAGTAGTTGGCAGGCGTTCTTCCCCATGGGAATGGTGCCTGATAGTGGGATTTCGGATTCCAGGTTTTTGGATTGTATGCCTCTCCGAAATTGGTCACCGTTCCAACGAGTTTGATTGCGCTTTGGGGTGACCAGAGCAGCAAATAATGAAAACCGATTTTGTTTCGCAATGATTTAAAGTTGCCGACGAACAGCAGTCTTCCCTCGTGCTCGGCGGCATGACGGAGGAATTCCTCGATGGTGGTTTGCGGGCTAAAATAGGAGATTCGCCCTCGTGGGGCGTGGCCTATTCGTAGCATCAAGGTAAGTCCGTCTATCTTGAGGGGTTCAGTCTGCGATGTCATAGAACAATCTTATCACATGCGGATATATTCAGTATGTCAGGTAAGTGTCTTCAGCTCGTACACAACCAATACGGGAGTCTCACGAACCCGACCGAAAAGCTCATGACCACGCTTCGACCTCTCGATCGCACGCATCACCACCTCCGGAGCGAAACGGATATCCAATCGAGCTTTCCCGACCCTATCCGCCCACAAATTCTGTATCACAGTCAACTCGACGCGATTAACACTGCGAATCTGCAAAGACTGCCGCTCGACCCGGTGCAATCGGACATATTCAGCGGCCACATCAGCCAACCCGACACCCAACTAATTCTTCCTTTCTCGACGAAACGCATATACCAAAGAGGGGACCATGGACGCGGCCGCAAAAACAAGCGAAGACACCGCCAGTACGAGCCTCCACATCAAAGGCACCCCAACCGCAAGCCAGGAAACCAACTGCATCCCCAACAGCCAGAACACCGCGAAAACCAGCATTCCCAGCACGAGAGCCCAGTTCAAACGTCGTTCCTTCCGACGCTTTCTCGCTATTTCGCGCCGCGACGGTTCGACGGTACTGCCACTGATTCGAGCCGGTTCCAGAATGATCGTCGTAGTCGCCCCGATGGTTTCGCCGGCGCTGTTTTCCTTACTCACTCGGGCTCCTTTTCTGGATTCTGGATTCTTTTCTGACGTTCGCATTCATGTCTCAATGGCGGATACGTGTCGGCTATGGCGTCCAATGTCGCCGTCCGAAGCTCGACATACCTATCCTGATCCAAGTCATGGCACTGCTGGTCGTAATCGGTCAACGCATGCCGGGCATAATTGACCATCCAGCGTTCCAAGACGAATGGATTTGGCTCCTTGCCGGCATCCCTGACCATGTTTCTGCGACGCAGCTCGTAATGGTGGAGCTTTGCCGCATCTCGCAGGTTACCGTAGGGAATGAGTCGCACGTGTACTGTTAGTTTTTCGCACACTTCAAGGTCATGTCTTTCTGCTCTGGTGTTATGTGGACATATTCAGTTTAACAAGCAAAATATCAGGAAAGAATAGAATCCAGTATGCCCGGGATTAGGCTCCGAGGAAATACTCCTTGCACATAATCTGGTACAAGGCTTGCTCTTGCATTGCGTCGGAAAGAGCTCGATGCTGTTCCACGTCTGCCACGTGATAGCGTTTGATCAGATCCGCGACCTTGTGATGGCGAATTTCCGGATGGATGTCACGGCTCATTTCCAAGGTATCCAGGAATGGGTGGTCGAACAGGGGACGATTCGGCCAGGTTTCCGCCGTGGCCCAGTCGAGGAATTTCAAATCGAACGTCGCATTGTGTGCGAGGAAGGGCGTTTCGAATCCCAGCCACCGTTCGAACTCTTTCATCGCATGCTTGACAGTCGGTTTGCCACTCACGTCGTAAGTGGTGATTCCCGTCAATTGCGTGATGTGTGGCGGGACGATCATTTGCGGGTTGATGAGTTGGCTGTAGGTGTCGACGATTCGTCCGTTCTTGACTTTCACGGCGCCGATTTCGATGAGTTTCGCGCCATCTTCCGGGTTGAGGCCGGTGGTTTCGGTGTCTACCACGACGTAGTCAAGCAATGGCGCCTCCAGCGGCGGGATGCGTCGTGGATCGTCGCTTCGGTATTTGTCCCAGTAGCTCATTGGGTGTTCCTGTGTTCTCTAAGATTATGTGGACATATTCAGTATAGCAGACAAATCGAGGTCAGGCAGGAACCTTCCGACCGCGACCGTCGCCAAACAACGTGAAAAGCAGACTCGCACGATTCGGGCCAACCTGCTTGTCGGACAACACGCATTCCATGCAAACCGGACCATACACGCTCGGCACCAAGCCCATCGTGCTTCCACAAAGAGAGCATCCAGCGGGCTTGGTCAACGCATCATCATTCAGCTCGACAATCAATTGTCCTGACCTTTCAACGATTCCTTAATCCGTTTCTCCTCTTCATCCGCAGCCTTCTCGCTCAACTGCCGTACGGACGGAGGGCGCTTGTCCCGGATAGAATCAGGGGAATGAGAGTGGACGGCGCGCAACATCGCGGAGGCCATCTGCCGGTATTCGCACCTCAGCCAGACGGGAGTCTGCTGCCAGCAGCGGCCGACAGTCGCACTGTCCCCGACGAGATTCCACAGGCGCATTTGCTGGGCACGTAGCGCCATAGCCGCGGTCTCCACTTGCGTGTCCTCGGGCTGCCAGTCTTTTCGATTAGGCATCAGCCGTAATCCCGTCTCCGAAACCATGCAGGGCATGTATCAGATTCTTGACGGAAAATGATTCCGCCTCGCGGTTGACGATTCGACGATTCAATCCGAGAACCACGTCTTCGACCTGTCTGCGGACATAAGGCTCCAACGGGGGGAGAGGGGGCGTTTTGCGGGTATCTGCAAGAAGGCCATAGTCTCTTTCCAGATCGGCAAGATTCATTCCCTGCAATCGGATGCGACGGAGCAGCGTGATTTCATCCGCATCCAGCAGACACGGCCAGGCTTCCGTTCCTGACTGGATATGACGTACTCCGTTCAGCAATCGTGCGGTCTCGGCCATGGATTTATTGCGTTTCGCGCTCTTCATGCCCGGCCAGTGTCGCAAAACGGACAGGTTCCCGCGAGCGTCATCCAAAGCCGTCTTGACGACATTGCTGGTGGTCAACCGATGGGCGAAAGGCTCGATGGCGCGAATGAAGCCGGCGTCCAGCAGAAAGCATTCGGTCGGCAATGTCAACGATTCCAACAGGCTACGATGGCCGTCGAGCAGTCCGTCGATATAAGAAAGAGGTGTGAGGATTCTGATATCGAGGTCACGCATGTTCTGAGTCGTTCGAGCTTCGCCGAGCAGTATCTCCCAAGGCTGCGGCATCGTGATGACGCAAAGCGAGGGCTTGTTGTCCTTCGCCGCTAAACCATGCGCGTAGTCTCCTTCTATCCATGCGGAAATGATGCGTTGCTGGGGGAATTGCTCCAGTGCTTTTTCGATGCTGTCGATGTTGTTCACGCCGTCAGTTCCATTCGCTTGGCAATTTCGTTGCGCCATGTCTGCACCAGCAGTCGGATATGCCATCCCGTACCGAGGTCGGCATTTTCCAAGTCGAATGGATCCCAATTTTTCGCAACGATACGAATGTCCCCTGATGTGCAATCATAGGAGTAGTCGATGGATGTGGTTCCGAGCTGAATTTTCGTTGTGCAGTAGGTTTCCGGGTTATCCACGAAGACTTGGACGACACTCCCGGGCAGTTTTGTGTCTGCCTTGTTTTGGACGATTCCGGTGTTGTTTGGGTTTGGGATTTTATATGTGGCTTCGTGGACGATGGAGATCAGTGCGGAGAGGAACCTCTGTTTTAGGGAGAGGTTGTCGCAGTAGGCGCACTTGGTGATGGGCTTGCCGGATCTTTCGAGTCGCAGGCTTCCGCATTTTTCACACTCGTATAGGGTGTAGGTCTTTCGTGCGTCTGTGACGTCTTGTATGGGTTGCATTTTCCTTTGGTTTTCTCTTTCAATCTTTTTATGTGGACATATTCAGTATAACATGTAAAATACAATATGGTTGTTATACTGAAGAAGTCCACATAAAAAGAGGAGGAGCGTTGACCAATCCGAAGAAAAACGGAGACCTGATGCTGCGGGTCCGGTATGACAGCGGAGCCGAACTCGCGGGTCCGGCTGTCATCACCGACGAGGGAGCCTTGCTTGTTTCGTTGGGCGGCGCCGCTTCCATGCTCGTGCGGCGTGCGGACGGAAGCCTGCCGTTGCACGTGGTTTCGGTGGAAATGCTGTCGGATGGTTCGATGCCCGAAGGCGTCGAATCGGTGAGCATCCGTCCGAAACACCCGAAGGGCGGGCTGCCGCTGACCGACGACATGGCGTACATGGCGGTGACCGCCATGCTGCGTGATGCGGTGGGCCTGCCGTTGAACGAGGCGGCCGACCGGTACGAGGCCTGGCTGAACCGGGTGAGGCGGAACGCGATCGAGAAGTGGGTGGATTCCCTGCCCGAACGCGAATCGACCCGGTTGCATGTGAAATACCTGGACCGTGACGGTGCGGGCCGTCCGGAGGAAGAGGGGGGCGCATGATGCTGATCGAGCATGAGGCGCGCGTCGGACTGCCGCGCATGTGGGAGCATCCCACCCGCACCCATACCAGGCGCGGAGGTGTCGTGGCGAGCATGGTCGGCGGGTATACGGCGATACTGCTCATCAGGCAGCCATCCGGTGTGGAAAACAGTATTCGCAGGCAATGCGCAAGCCTGAACGAGGCCGAAAATGGCTGGACGAACAGATGGGAGACAGCGAATGAGCGACCATAGGACGCCGGATGCGCCCGGCATGTGGAAGGCCGCGCACGGCGGATACGGCGTGATGTTCGACGATGACGGCGAACCCGCCATGCTCCTGTTCGGCCCGGGCGCAAAGATCCGTGCTTTGGATTCCATCGGCCCGTATACGAGGCTCCATATCCGGTTGAGCCGGAACGAGCTCGGCGACCTGGCGGCCATCCTCCGATCGATCACGAACGAGGAAGGAATGCGGCAATGAGCGTGCTATACCACGGTGGAGTTCCAGACCTGAAACCCGGCGACACCATCGAACCGGGGCACAGTCGAGACAATTACGACGATTGCCCCATCTGCCGCGCCAGACGCGAAAAAGGCGCGTCGGCCATCGAAGGCACCGACCACGCGGAACAGGTGTACTGCACCAGATACCGTGACTACGCCGCATTCTACGCGTCAATGTACGGCAAAGGCGACGTGTATCAGGTGCGTCCGATAGGCGACCTCATCGAATCCGATGAGGATTTCGACGGCTGCTACCGGTGCGACCGGCTGGTGGTTGTCAGGGCCGTCGAAAGACACGTCACCCTCACTGCGAAACGTCGCCGGAAGGGCATCCGGCTCATGCAGCGTTTGGAGGATGGCATATGCCTGAACCCGCTGCCGCGAAACACCACACCGGGAATGATCGAACGTTGGGCGGCGCGCGAATACTCCGATATGCGGTACATCATGCGCAAAGCCGAAATGAGCATCAAATGAGCGTAAGAGTGGAAACAACCTACTTGGCGACATGCGACTACCCGGACTGTCACATGACTTACGACTTCTGGGAGTTAACCGAGGAAGACGCAATCCTTGAAGTTATAGACAATGGAGAATGGCTATGCCTGTTCGCCGGTGACAATAAGCCGAGATTCTTCTGTCCCGCGCACTTGCGATACGTGCAAAACTCGCGGAATGTCTGGTCGAACGTATTTTACGATTCCAACAGTCCATACACGCAAACGACCTCGCACGCCTTGAACAGGTTCTACGAGGATATGAGCACACCGCAACCACTGCCAAAACTGCAATGCGATGACACCATACTCGCCGTTCTGCAAAACGAAAACTAGGAGTGAAACCATGACTACGAACGTGATTGATGCAATCCGCGAGAAAGAAGCTGATGCGCACGCAGAGCGGGAAGAGGCGTTTGCAGAGAGGAATCGGTTAAACCAAGCGTTTTTTGACGGGAAGCTTATCGCATACGCGGAAGTACTCAGGCTGCTCGGGGAAGACTTGGAGGAAAACGATGGCTACGAACGTAACTGAAAAGGACAAGACCCTGAACGACGTAATCGAATGGTGCGGGGAACAGGTGTCCGGAATCGAAAAAAAGATTCCCACGGCGTCGGACGCGGATTTCCTCAACGGCGAACGATGCGCACTGCTGGCCGTCGCGGCGTATTGCGAAATAGGCGTCTGTGCGGGCATGCACCCGGAATGCGTGCACTGCACGGTCCGCCAGTTGGAGCAGGCGCAGGCCGGAGGCCTGGCGACTTCCGACGTCTCGCCGAGCGACGCATACCGTCGGACGCACGCAAAGGGACGGAGGCTCGATGGCAAGAATCAAAGAAACGTTTGACAGCCGCGCTTGGTTCATGCTCGAATGCGACGACCATAACTGCGAACAACGGTTCGACGCCAGCCAATGGTATGCGTACGAGGACGATCTGCTGGCCGACGCGAAGGACGACGGCTGGCAGATCCTGTACAAGGACGAGCATCCCGAATTGGAACGCGACATGCACTACTGCCCGGCGCACCGGCTGCCCGAATGCGCGACATGCACGAACATCATGATCGATTCGGCCGGCTGGAAGGACGGGCAATGCCCCGAATGCATCAAGGAGGAGATCTCGAATGAACGGTCATGATTTCACGCGCGAACAGAACATGGAGGCGAGGATGACGCTGGCGGGCGCCCCCCGCGGGGTCGCAAACGGGTGGGAGACCCTGAACTTCTACAAGAGGGAGGTTGATAGTGGACTACATCGACCGTAGGCTCAGACGGTTGCACGCCGACAATCTGTTCTGGGAGCGTGAATATCGGCGGGCGTTGAGCCGCGCGTGGATACTGCGCGACCGGCTCGCCCACATTCCACCCACCGTGTTGGACGGTATCGAAGGCGTCGCGTCGGCCGCGTCCACCTTGTCGGCCGTGGCCGACCGTGCCGCACGGTTGAGCCGTCGCGCCGCCGACGCCCGGAACCGGTTGGCTGTGTTCGACCCCGAACGGCAACGTCAGGCGAACTTGGACGTGGACGGACGCTGCCGGTATCTCGAACCGGACGGCGCGCGATGCGGCAGTCCGACCGTGGAGGGTTCCCGATGGTGCGCAAGGCACGTTAACCTGTGGTGCGACTACGATCCGGACGGCGGGCACGCCGTCGGACTGTGGCGTGATATTTGGTTGGACACGTTGGACGGCGCGTTCGCACGTCTCACCATGTGCCATCAAGTAAGCGCATCCATGCTGCGCGCGACCGTCGCCCGGTCGAAAGCGGCCTTGCAGGCCGAACCTTACGAGACGGACGACCTGTGTACGCCCGCCGATATCGTCCGGTGGACGACCATCCCCGACGAATACGACATCGAACCGAGGAAGAACCCTTGTCGTTCTTCCCTTGGCTGAAGACAGGGGGCCTCAGGACGTGCGCGGCCGAAACATGGCTGGACAAGCAGATAGGAGAAGACGATTGAGCGACCATGGGAAACCGGATAAGCCCGGACTGTGGCGGGATGCGAACGAGAAAACGATCGTGGCCTGCATGGAATCCGGCAAGCTCAGGATGCGCGACCCGGATACCGGCATGGTCCTGTCCGGGGAGTGGGTGGAACGGGCCGCGCCGTTCCGTCAAGCCGAATGGAAGGGGACGAAACTGATCGGGGCCGGGTTCTCCGCCATGCCCGACACGGCGGGATGCTGGTGCGATGCGAACGGCACGCTCTGGCTCATCACGGGCGGCGACGGGATCGACGGGCACATCTTCCGGCTGAAGGAACCAGGCCGCGAATGGGAATGCGCGCCGTGTTTCGGCATCACCGTGAGGATGCTCCACGAATGGGGCCCGTGGGCACGCTGCGACTTCAATCCGAAGGATGATGAAGCCGTTCGTTTTGACTGGTGCAAGCCGTGGATCGCCGATCATGGTTGGGATGATGATATGTCCGAACCTGCATCGCTTCTGCTGGCTCGTATCAAGGAGATTCGGAAGAGTCTGCCGGAGGAGAACGGCCTGTGGAGGTTCGAGCATGCCGGGTCCGGCGTCGTCTTCGGGGACGGCGGCGGGAAGCGCCTGTTCCTGTTCGATTCGGGCGGAGGTTTCCTGGACGGGGGTTTGGGTCCATGCACACGGCTCCGACTCGGCATCCCGGTCGGTTCCGCGCCGATCCCGAACCTGCCGGGCGTGTGGATGGACAAGGACGGGAACCTGTTGGCGGTGTCCGGGGAACGTCGGGTGAGGATTTGGAACAACCATGACTGGATGGCCGAAGAGCTTGACGACGATTCCGGGGAACCGTCCGCGCACGGCCCGTACACCCGGTATTCGCTCCAAACCGTCGAAGAGGTCCCATGGAAGCCGGAATCCGGCGATTCCACTCCGATCCATGAGGGGAGCCGCACCGTGCATCTCCCGGATGTCCGATCGTTCGGACGCCTGGAACGGGACAAGTGGCTGGCCGTCAAGAACCTCGAAGAGTCGGCCGAACTCGTGGAGGCATGCAAGCAATACCTGAAGGCCTGCGATCCGACCGATCCGAGCGGCATCGGCGACCAGTTCGACGACCATGCGAACTGCCTCGCCTGCTACGGGGTGAACGTGGGCGGCGAGCTCGGCGACGACCGGGACAAGGCGAAGGCCGGCTGGCATGACCATGTGCGCGACCAGCGCCGCCAGGCCATGCTCGACGAACTGGCCGACGTGCTGCAGACGGTCGGCAACCTGATCACCGCGTTCGGCATCACCGATGAGGAGGTCGGACGGGCGATGGACGACTGTCTGGAACGCAACAGGCGGAAGGGCAGACTCTGATGGGAACCACGAGAATATGGGATTCCCGCAACAACAGGCATGCGACGGTCGAACACGAGACGTTGAAGCCATGCCCGTTCTGCGGCGGCACTCCACGAATCGACGATGATGTGGACGATACGACGGAACGGTACACGGTGCGATGCGACTGCGGCGGGAACATGCCCGGCCGGCACGTTCCGATCGACCCGTCGTTCCAGACCCGCGTCACCTGCCTGCGTTCGGCGGTCGAGAAATGGAACAGGAGAGGCTGATGGGCTACATGGACAGCGGCTTCAGGGCCGGTTTCCGACGTGGATTGCGTGTCGCATGGGATGCGATGTGCTTCCGCCCGTTCCGGTTTGAACCGTGGCCGGCTCCGCCCATGCCGTCCCTGCGCGAGCATTTGGAAGCGTACGGCGGCACCCGTATGAGCCCGGCCGATTTCGACCGGTGCGAAGATGCTTGGTACCGGATGCTCGACGAACGGAACCGCATGTTCGACCGGTATCTGACGGGCATGCGCTGCGCACGGTACGTGCTGTTCGGTGTATGGATTCTCGCGTTTGCGATTGTCGGACTGATCCTGGTCGAAGTGTCGTCGTGAACCGGTCAGAAGTTCTTTCCTCCACGGCCGAACAAGGCATCGTGCGAGCCGGTGCGGGTGAGCACGAGGCACAGTTCGCCATGATCGATCCGGTAGATAAGAAGCCAGTCACCCTCGATGTGGAGTTCGCGGAATCCCGCCCATTCGCCTTTCAACGAGTGATCCCGGTACGTGTGGATCAGCGTATCCGCGTCTTCGGCCATCAGGGTTTGTATCGCCTTACGCAGTTTGGCGGAATCGTAGTGCTTCCGTCTCAGACGTTTCCAGTCTCGTTCGAAGGTAGGCGTCCGGGATATGTCGTTAAGCATCGAGGTCCGCCATCAGATCGTCCACGCTGCCGAACCTTTTGCCGATACCGTTCAGCGCCTCGTGTCTCGCCTGCCTGTTTTCGGCAGCTATGACCGCCTGCCGGTAGATGCGGTAGTCGTGCGCGTTGATGATGAAATAGGTGGGTTCTCCGTTGCGGAGCACGGTGACAGGTGTATCGTCCTCGACCTTGGCGAACTCGCTGCTTGCCCCCGCATGCCCGAATTTGCTGATCGGAACGATTGTGTCCAATGGGACGGTGATCGTTTCTGCTGCCATCGCAAACCTCCAAAAGGAATATATACATATATGTATACAAATGTACACCCATTTTGTAATATCCACCATCCTTCCGAGAAGAGCCGGAACATTCCGATGGCGGCATCGAAATGTGGAACGCATACGGGAACCGATGCGGAAAGGAGGAATCATGACCGGCTTTCTCGACCGGCTGCTGCACGCGGATAAGCCGCAACCGTTGGACGTGGACACGGCGGCCGCCATGCTCAGCACCACGCCCGGCCTGCTCGCCGAGTTCGAACGCTCCTACCATGCGAACATACTCGACCGGAAGAATGCGCCCACGGGACCATTGGGTCCGGACGCGAAGACCGTTGTCGAATCCCGTTCCGGACACGGGCTGTCGGACGAGGCGTTGGCGTTGGATGCGCGCATCGTGCGCGAACTGCTGTCGGATACAGGCGTCATCCGGTTCGACGGGGAGCGTCTTACGGCGGCCCCCTCATTGGCTCCCGTCCCGGAATCGTATGTGACGGAAGCGGACGTGGACGTATTGGAGCCGGGGGAGCGCCCCCCAGTTGGCGGGCGAGCTCATCCACCGTCAGATTGATGCGGTGAACTATCCGCTCCTGTTGGATATGTGGCGGCGCGCCACGGATCCGAAACGTTCCGCGAGGCAACGGCATGAGGCGTATGGCATGTTCCGCACCGGCCTCGACCTGTTGGATCTGGATCCGGTCATGTACCGAATGCTCGACATGAACCCGGCGAGCATAGGCCATTGGCTGCCCGCATTGGTCAAGGCGAACGAAGGCAAGACGTTCTTCCGTATCCCGAAGACCACGATAGCCAAAGCGCCGTTGACCCTGTTGCAATTGTCGCGCGTCGAATACGAGTCGCTGACCGCCGCCACATTGGATGTGGTGGATCGGTGGGCGCAGGCCGCATTCGGCCTGAACCCGGACGGGGAGTATTTCATCAAGACCGGCACGTTCAGCAACAAATACGACTACCGGAACGCGCATGTCGCCGGCCCGCACGAAGTCTTGCAGATCGGCGAATACCTGCTGTACATCCAGTCGCAGGCGGTCGAAATGGCCGGACCGTTGAGCCAACCTGCCACGTACGGGGTTTCCACGACGAACGAGATGGTGGTCCGCGAATACATCCCCGATACGCATGACCTGCCGACCATCTACATGGGTCTGCCGTTGCGCTGCGAATACCGGTGCTTCATCGACTGCGACACGGATGAGCTGCTGGGCATCCACCCGTACTGGGATCCCAAGGTGATGAACCATCGTTTCCGCGACTGGCCGGATTCCGACAACCCGCACATGCGGCACGACGCGGTCACCTACAAGCTGCGAGAACCGTCGCTCATGCGCGAATACGAGGCCACGAAGGACCTGGTCGCCACGCACGTGGCGGAGCTGCTGCCCGGTCTCGACCTGGCGGGCCAATGGTCGCTCGACATCATGCGCGACGGCGACGATTGCTGGCTCATCGACATGGCGCCCGCCGAACGCAGCACCTTCTACGAACAGGCGGTGCCGAAAGGAAAGCGTCGGCCGATGATGGAGAACTGGATACCCGAACTGGGAGGAAAACATTGACGGTTTTGGTGTGTAAGCCCGGTATTTCAATGCCGGGTCTGCACGCCTTCTCATATTGTTGATTACTCAATAATATGCTATCATTATAGGCATGAGTCAGAAAGTACGAATCCTGAAGGTCAGGCATGCGGGGTGCAGTGTGTTCCTCGGCTTGGACTCTTATGGGAATCGTATGTGGACTCGTGATCCGGAACGTATCATGGATTGGCTGTGCGACGGGTGGAGGAGCCGGTACAACCAGCATCGGGCGCATCGTCCCCAACGGAGGCTCGTGGAGGATGTTGAAACCCGTGAGCGTATTTGGGTGGACGTGCCTTTGGGTGGCGCGGATGTGAAACCCGCCGTCAAGGATAGTCAGGCGCGATTGGATTGCCTGTGGTTGGCGTGCATTCCCTCGCCTATCCTCTCCTCATGCGAACGTGTCGAGAACACGGGTTGGTTCGCCGGATTGAAACGGAAGAGGACCAGTGGCGGTCAGGTTCCGGGGTTCCGTTCCCGCCATAAGGCTCCTCAGTATTTCGTGTGCTGGCGTAACCAGTCGAAGACCGGCAACGCCCTGTATCATCAGACGGGCAAGCGTACCGGTGTGGTCGTCATCACGGGCAGTGCGCCGAGACAGTATCGTCGTGAGGGTAAGAACGAGGCTCGTTGGCGTATCGCCATTCATGTGCGGGTGAGTCAACCCATTCGTGAATATACGAGTGTGGCGGTGAACTGGACCAACAGGACACTCGTGTTCACCAATAGTCCACTCCCCATCAGCCGAACCGATACGGGCATGATGGTCGGCTTGGATAGGGGTTGCGTGCATACCCTCGCCACCTCCGATAACATTTTCCTCGACATTCCCCAACCGTCCGTCAAGGAGACGGAGGAGTACAGGCGCTTGCAACGCAAGCTTGCCCGGCAGGACAGGACGAACGAGAAGCGTGGCGGCAGGAACGCCAAGTTCGCTTCCAAAAGCCGCAAGCGCACTCTCCAAGCCATGAGGCGCCTCCAACGTCGGATAGACAATCGCAAGGACGATTGGATAGCCAAGACGACCACCATGCTCGTCCGGGAATACGATTTCATCGCCATGGAACGATTGAACGTGAAAGCCATGAGCCGAAGCGTCCGGCCGAAACCAGACCCCGACAATCCGGGACATTATCTGCATAACGGGCGGAAGAGGAAAAGCGGTTTGAACCGTAGCGTCCTCGCCAACCGTTGGACTGGCATCCTGCATTGTCTCGAATACAAGACCAAGCTTGCGGGGATCCGGCTCGTTCAGGCACCCGCTTACAACACGTCACGCATTTGCAACGTCTGCGGATACTGCGACAAGGAGAACCGTGAGAGCCAAGCGGTGTTCCACTGCCGCAAGTGCGGGCATGAGGCGAACGCGGACGTGAACGCGGCCAAGAATATTCTCAGCCGCGCGTTGAATACAATCGGCATGGACGATGCCGACGAGCGGAGACAACACGTCTGCCAGCCGGTGCAAACCGGTGGCGGGCACTGTCGATGAAACTCAAACCCCTGCAATACCGGTCGGAATCCCCTGTTCAGGGCATGTCTGACCGGCAACAGGAATCACGGGGTTTCAACCCCGTGAGGAAGTCAAAGACTGGCTCATCGACATCATCCCCCAGGCGTGCCCGCCCGACGTGATGGACGCGCCGGAAGCGTATCGCGCCGCATGGGGACGATACGTCGGCGAGGCCGTGCCGGGCGACGGTGATCCGGAGGATTGGCGCGAACAGGCGGCGCGCCTGGAGGCCGCGACACGTATCCTCCCGGACCCGCATGTAAGGGTGGCGGGCCGGCCTTACGGGGGGCCGGATCCGATGAAGCTCGCCCATTACGGTGCGGTCATGCTCCGACCGTATATGGATCAGCTGACGTTGCCCGCCTCGAACGTCGACCGGTGGGATCTCATGCCCGCGTTGCGCCCGTTTCTGGGGCGCGACGTTCGATCCGTCGCCTGTGACGGGGACATGATCGATGCGGCGGCGCGGGGCATGCTCGACCGGCATCCCGGTGCGGGCGTGGTCGCCAAGTTCATGCTCAGGGAGAAACGCCTGCCGTTCGCGTTCATCGACCCGGACGGCACGTTCATGCAGACGGACGAGTATGGCGGGAAGCCGGAGCGTATCCCGTTCGCCGCCTGGCGGTGGGCCGGCTACGATCTCGCACTGTTCGAGGGCGAGCCGGACGCGGTGCTCGTCCAGCAAAAGGCGCGCATGCGCTATGAGTACCGGGTGCAGGTGATAGGCGGGGAACCGGTGTGCGGCGCCGCCTGCATCGAACGGTTCACGCCCGCCGACAACCGTGGGAACCGGTATGATCCGCGGATGGAGGAGACGCGCAACAGCGGGCGCATCGAATCGCATCCCGACATCGCACGGTTGTATGAGGCGTTCGCACTCGAGGCGGCGCATGCGATACGCGGCGAAGTCGAAGGCCCATACGTGATGGACCTGTATCTGGATGATGCCGGGCGGCCGCATGTGATCGAGCTGAACCCGCAGTCGAACAGCGGCCTGTACGCGCTCGACATGGACGCATTGCTGACGGCGGTCGGGGATAATCCGGAGCAGTTCATGCCCGACCCGTCGCGGGGCGGCATGCCCGGCTGCCTGGGAGTCAGGGGGGGGGAGGCGTTCTGACGGTTTCCGGGTATCGACGGTCTCCATTCAGTGATAGCCTATGTATACAGAAAAAACGTTTACAAGGGAGAAAGCATGAGGTTGTTGAGCTACGCCATCAGCGGCCTGCGCCTATACGAAAACCATGAATGCAGGATGGACCTGTACGCCATCGACGCCGTAAGGGAACCCGGATACACGCACATGCTCGACGGCGCCGCACGCAACATCAGCATCAACACGGCCATCGGCGTCGCCGGCATCAACGCCTCCGGCAAGACCACCGCGTTGAGGGTCACCGAACTCGCCCTCGCCGTCGCCGGCGGCATGTCGCTGGGATCGTTGAACCCCGACCTGTTCCCTTTGTACGACACCATGGACGACCGGATCGGGGTGCGCGCGCTGTTCGAACAGGACGGTCGCTTCCATCTCATCGACAGCCTGCTCGAGCGGACAGGCGAGGGTCGCACGCCGTTGAGGTTCATCCGTGAGACCCTGAGCATCCACCATGGCAAGCTCAGCAAGAAAATGCTTGCCTCCGCCATGAACGGCACGTTGGATCCGGAACGGTGGACCGTGCTCTCATCCCGCAACGTGGGCAGGCCCGGCGTCCGGGGCGAACTGTCCGCCGACGCGAAACGGTATCTGCCGCCCGACCGGAGTATTTGCGGGGCCTTCGTCAAGGACACCGACATCGCGACCGAACTGCTGCCGGTGTCCCCGACGCTCACCGTCAGCCCGGCCCGCCCCGTCGTGACGCTGTTCGATGCCAGCATCGAACGTCTCGACTACGACAAGGACGGAATCCATCTGAAATTCCGCAATGAGGGCAAGGAGCGGGAGGTCACCCCGAACTCGCTGGTCAACATGGTCTCATCCGGTACCCTGAGAGGCGGCGCACTGGTCGGCCGAGCATTGGAGACACTGCGCGCGGGTGGCTATCTGATTGTGGACGAACTGGAGAACAGCATCAACAAGCAGCTCGTATTCGCCATCATGGACCTGTTCGCCTCCCCGGTCACGAACCCGCATGGGGCCACGCTCCTATTCTCCACCCATTATCCGGAGCTGCTGGATCATTTCACCCGCAAGGATTCGATATGGTTCGCCGTCCGCGATGGAAAAGGCTTCGCCCTCCGGAATCTGGGCGCATACCTGGGCCGCACCGATTTGAAGAAGAGCGTTTCCTTCTTCGCCAACCGGGTACCCGGTACCGCGCCCTCATACGCGGCCGTCCGCGCCCTCCAGGATTATGCGGAAAGGTACGTGCATGCTTAATGCGAAAGGCCAGTATGTGCTGTTCGTCTGCGAGGGCGTGGCCGAACAGTACATACTCACGACCCTTATCGAACGCGGCGAACTGACCGTGCCGAACGAGCTTATCGTGCCTAATCAGCTGCGAGGCACATGGTATTTCACCCGCAAGGAATCGAAGCGGATGCTCGACCGGTTCCTCAACATGTCATACGGCAAACACCCGCTGCTGATCATACGTATAGTCGACTCGGACTCGGATGTACTGCGCATACCTCGAGGCTACGAGCATGCGGCCGAGGTCGTGAACCTGCGAACCCATCCCGAAATCGAAATGCTGGTCATCATCAACGAGGGCATGTACGGCAAATACACGAACGGCTCCAAACGGCTGAAGCCCTCCGACTATTGCAAAAGAGAACTGGGCATGAAGCAGGTGAAAAGCCGCGCATGGCTGGAACGATACTGGGCCGCGTCCGGCTTCCGCGAGCCTGCGTCTTGCGGTGCTCCTGCCGATTGCCAACACGGAGCACATCTCGTCGAGGATGCGTCCCTTGTCCTTCTTCGATGCCTTCATGTACTCATCCCTGAATCTCAGGGTGACCTGTCGCTTCGTCGCCATGCTGATCCTGTCTTCCATAAGACAAGCCAAACAGGACCGGTACCGTTCGCGCTCATTCCCGATGAGGCACCACTATGCACTACGCGCTCAAAAAACGTGAGGCACGTCGCCCACGCCGTGAAGAGCCGTGTCCGCACTATAATGTTAGATAGACGGGTTTACCGTGTTGCGATGCAGGCGAAAGGAGGCCGATGATGTGCGGAGCGTTGGATGTGGCGGACTACATCCTTCAGGAGAAAGGACGTCTGACAGCCTTCCAATTGCAGAAACTTCTCTATTACTGCAAGGCATGGAGTCTGGTATGGGGCAACGCCCCGGTGTTCGGCGAGCCGATCGCCGCCTGGGGCGACGGTCCGGTCGTGTACGACGTGTACAAGCGGCACGCGCACCAGTACAGCGTCATCGCCGACGACATCCACGGCGACCGTGACAAGGTGCCGGCCGATTACATGCCCCTGCTCGATGGGGTGCTCTCGTCATACGGGAGAATGGGCGGGGACGATCTTCGGGATCTCACCCACGCCGAGGAACCTTGGAAGGACGCCTACAACGGGAACAACGGGCTCAAGGCGGCGACGATCAGCGACGAAAGCATGCACGACTACTATTCGCGGTTGATGAACTCGGACGAAACGACGCGTCGTAACCATCATGTGCCTCATTTCACGGTCCGCCCGGTCGTGGACATTAACGAAAAGGACTTCGAGTGGCTGACCTCCCAGCTCTGATGCGTCCCGGCAGCATGCGCGTGGCATGGGATCGCATCATCCCCCAGACGAATCTGACCCAGGACGCCATCGAGGGATTCGCCAGCGGCAACCCAGAATTGGATCACTTCTGGCTGGACAAGAGCCTGACCTATTCGAAGATAGGCATGTGCGCCGTGCATGTCGCCATGAAAGGTGAGGACATCGCCGGATTCTACACGATTTCGCCGTCCGTAATCCGAGGCGTCGGTCTGCCGAAAAGCCGTCAGGCGGGCAAACCCACCATGGCGCATCCCTCATGGCTGATAGGCGAGCTCGCCGTCCGCAAGGACCTCAGAGGAAAAAAGGAAAACGGGAGTGTCGGCGCGGCCTTGCTGTGTCATGCGGTCCACATGGCATGCGATCTGAGCGTGATGGCCGGAGGCAGACTGGTCATGCTCGACCCTCTGAACGACACGTTGGGCAAATGGTATGAAGACCATGGGTTCCTGCGGCTACCCGACGCGAAGACCATGTTCATGCCGTTGAGGAACGCCAGAAGCTATATGGAACAAATCGGCGAACCGTTCTTCGTGTTCTGATCGTCGAATCCGGTGACGCCGGAACAGCCGGTTTGTTGACGGAAGCCGCAACAAAGGTCCATGCGGCCCGAATTCCCGCCCGTCCGGGCCGCATGGACCTACCACGGGAATCAGCTTGATTCCATCCGTCAACGGCTGTACGCCGTCGAATCCGAACCGTCCGGCACGGTGAAAGGAGGGACACGAATGGGTCGGCCGTTGCTGTTCATCGATTTCGATGGGGTGATCAACCAGTTCCCCGACGACAAGGTCATGCGCCGGCAGGGGAGAACCGGTTGGATGAGACCCGACGATCCGCACCGCGCCGCGTACGCGCCGGACAACTGGTTCAGGCCGGACCGTAGGGAGCGGCTCCTGGCCCGCGACCTGGGACGCCGGTTCGTCATCCGGTGGAACGCGGAGCTCGTGGCCCGATTGGACGCCCTGGATGCGGACAAATGGTGGCTGACCACCTGGCAGCCGGAAACCGGGCGATTGAACCGGGCGTTGGGCGTCGACTGGCCGACCATCCGCTGGTACGATCCCATCACCCGCGACGGGATCCCGACCGGCAAACGCCGCACCATCCTCGACGCGCTGAAACAGGACCGGCCGATCGTGTGGCTGGACGACGAGGAGACCACCTACAATGCGGGGCTCGCCATCCAGACCACGCCGCACGAGGCTCCCGTGCTTGGCGTCGGTCCGGATTCCGCGATCGGGGTCAGCCGTCCCCAGATGGACCTCATCGAGGATTTCATCCACGACCCGCCCGCCGGCCCCGTCGTACGGTTCGAGACGGCCGGCGACGGGCACGAGGGCCATTGGGGGTTCTGACGCATGATCGACCTGTATTCGTTCCAACGGTGGCCTGACATCGTGAAGTCGTTCGGGCATTCCGGCTCGTACACGCCCTCATGGTCGGCCGCACGCCGGCAGGCCATCGCCGACGACGGGGATGAGGACTGGTGGAACACGATTTCACCCGCCTATGAGTGGATGATGGGCGAAATGGAGCATGCCGGCATGCCGCGTCCGGACCCGGACGCGGCCCCGTTATGGGCGTGGGCGCGCTGGGTCGATTCGAAAGGCAGGGCGCATACGCGTCCCGACCGACGGTATCCCGGCTTCCGCAACCAGTACGACGGGTTGGATCTCCTGCATCTGCAGGTCGATGAGAACCGGGTGCTTTGCACGGATTTCGACCAATACCATTGCGTCATCAACAATTGGCCGTGCGCCCCGCTGGATGCCGGCGCATGGCCGCCTGAGGAGTACGACCGGTGGCTGGACGAGCATTGGGACGATCCGGCCGAAAAGAAACGGCTCCAGTACAGGGAGAACGCGATCGCGGATCCGAAACGGCTGCCGGACCGGTGGATCTAGGCCTGCCTATGGACGATCACGCCGCATGATGTGGTCGATATCCGACCGGCATGCGGGAAACCGGATACCATTGGGAATCATGGATGATCTGAAGAGCAGGGCGGCCAAGTTCGCCGAATCATGGGCGGGACGCGGCGACGAGAAATCCGACACCCAGCAGTACTGGCGGGACCTGTTGGACAGGGTGCTGCTCATCCCGGACACGAGCGACAGGCAGGTGCTCTGGTTCGAACGGCGCACCGCGTTGGACGGTTTCATCGACGCTTTGATGATCCAGGCCCGGGTGCTCGTCGAGCAGAAGAGCCTCGGCGTGGACCTGGACAGGCCGGAGCCACGCCAGGGGAGCATGGTCACCCCGGTGGAACAGGCGAAACGGTATGCGGACAGCCTGCCGCCGTCGGAACGCCCGACCGTGCTCATCACCTGCGATTTCGGAACGTTCCGCCTCTACGATCTGGAAGCCGACCCGTTGGCCCGCACGCCGCAATCGGAGTTCACGCTTGCCGACCTGCCGGAGCACATCAACGAGATTGGCCGCCTGTTCGCGCACGAGAACTCCCGCGTCGTCCAACAGGAGAAACTGTCCGTCAAAGCCGGCCGACGAGTCGCCAGACTGCATGATTCCCTGGCGAAATGCTTCGAACATCCCGATGATCCGTCTGAACATGATGCGCTGGCGATGCTGACCGTGCGCCTCGTGTTCTGTCTGTATGCGGAGGACGCGAACCTGTTCAAACCGGACGCGCTCCGCGACTATGTGGCGGCATCCACGCCCGAACGTCTGGGCGAAGACCTGTACGACCTGTTCGAAGCGTTGGACACACCAATCGAGAAGCGGCGTCGTTACCTGCCGGAACCGTTGAAAGCGTTCCCCTACGTGGATGGTGGCCTGTTCGCCGACCAAATCGACGTACCACCTTTAACCGAGGAACTGCGTGACGCTCTGTTGGAGATCAGCGAAGGCTTCGACTGGAGCGGCGTCAGCCCCGTCATCTTCGGTTCCCTCATGGAGGAAACCCTCAGCCATGACGAACGGCGCAAGGGAGGCATGCATTACACGTCCGTCAAGAACATCCACAGGCTCATCGACCCGTTGTTCCTCGACGGTTTGAAAGCCGAACTCGAGGGGGCGGAGGCCAGGCCGGTCGCAGGCGGTTCCCGCACCAACGCGCTCAACAAACTCCACGACAAGATAGCCGGCCTCCGGTTCCTCGACCCCGCCTGTGGTTCCGGCAACTTCCTGACCGAAACGTATCTGGAATTGCGTCGCATCGAGAATCGGATCCTCGCCGATTTGGACAAGGACGGGCAGCTCGCCCTCGATCTGGGCGACGACCTGAACCCGGTCAGGGTCAGCATCGGCCACTTCCACGGCATCGAGATCAACGGGTTCGCGTGCGCAGTGGCGAGAACCGCCTTGTGGATCGCGGAACAGCAGGCGTTGGACGACACCGAATCCACCATCACGGGACTGCCCCGGCTCCCGTTCACGGACACGGCGCACATCATGCAGGGCAACGCGCTGCGCCTAGACTGGAACACCCTGCTGCCCGGCGGCCAATGCGATTACGTGATGGGCAACCCGCCGTTCATCGGCCACGTCACCAAGACCGCCGGTCAGACCGATGATCTGAAGACCGTGTGGGGCCGCCAGTATGACGGGTATCTCGACTACGCGACCGGATGGTACCGGAAGGCCGCCTCCTACCTGTCTAAACCGGATGCGGCGTTCGCATTCGTCACCACCAATTCGATCACCCAGGGGCAGCCCGTGGGACCCCTGTTCAAACCGTTGCATGCGGACGGCTGGCATATCCGTTTCGCGCACCGCACGTTCGCATGGGACGCCCAGTCCACGGACAACGCGCACGTCCATGTCATCATCATCGGCCTGGGCAGGAAAGCGAAGCCCGCGCCCGTACTGTTCGAATACGCGGACATCAATGGGGAGCCGACCGCCCGCACCGTGGACAACATCAACGGGTATCTCATAGACGGCCCCGACCTGTACGTAGGCAAACGAAGCCAGAAGACGGGACCGGTCTCGCCTCTTCTCGATGTCACCGATTCCGGTTCCATGCCCCTGGATGGAGGCAACCTGCTGCTCGCCGACCGGGAGGAATATGACAGGGCCATGGCCGATCCCATCGCCGCACGCTTCGTCCGGCCGTTTCGCATGGGACGCGAGCTCATCAACGGCACGGACCGCTGGTGCCTATGGCTCAGGGACGCGGAGCCGGGGGAACTGAGGAAATCCTCGTTCCTGAAGAAGCGTGTCGACGCATGCGCCGAATACCGTCGCAATGCTCCAATGAAGGGCGATGCCTACAGGCATCGTGCGACACCTTGGCTGTTCCGTGACGACCATCAGCCGTCCATGAACTATCTTGCGATCCCGAAGGTGTTCAGCGAGGATCGGGAATACATGACCTGCGACTGGTACACGCCGGACATCATCGCCGGCGACATGGTGTACACCAGTCCCGACCGGGATGGCCTCGCATTCGCCGTCATCGAATCACGCATGTTCATGACATGGCAGCAGACGATTGGAGGGCGACTGGAATCACGCTGCCGTTTCAGCAACACGGTGGTTTGGAACAACCTGCCCCTGCCCGCCCTCGACGACGACACCCGCATGGCCCTGATCGAGGCCGGCAGGAACGTGCTGGCGGCGCGCGCGAACCATCCCGGCCAGCCCCTGGCAGACCTGTACGATCCCGACTACATGCCGACCGACCTACGCGCCGCCCACCGGGAATTGGACAAGGTCGCGGACGTGGCGTTCGGCGCGAGGAAATGGCTGAAGGACGATGACGATACGCGCCTGCAAGTGTTGTTTAAGTCATACACTCGTATGACAGGTAGCAGTGAGGTGTGACAGTGGTAGACAAAAATCTAATCGTAGACACCATTAGTCAAATAGGTTCAGTCGCATTAGATGCGGCCCAGGATAATGCAATAGACAATGTCAATGAGGAAGTCAATCAGGCGTTAGCTTTCGAACGGAAACAGGAAAGGAAGCATATTGCTCGTGTATTCGCTGAATTAGGTATTGACAGGCAGAAGGCAATCAATCTTCTCGTCTTTGAATGGGATACAGATAGAAGAGACGCTGAAGAGCTGATGTTGGAGGCTCATCGCATTTACTGGCCTTTGGAACGATTGAAACGACATTTGAGAAACGAGGATTGGACCACGTCCGAAATCAGCGATTTTCTTCACGACTATGAAGTTGCGCGACAATTGAGAACCAATAGAAGGCTGTCTGATCTGACCGCTGCCGATCTAGTCGATTGGCTCCAAAAGAATCAGGACTGATTGCATTGCAATGTGGCCTATCTGTCTTGTACGGGGGATCAAGGAAGACTGGCCACATTGTTCTATTCTTCTGGCTTGCTGAGGCCGACTCCCGTCTGTACGCCGAATTCGAATTGTTCCAGCTTGTCCGCGAATGTATCCAATTCGATTGCCGATACACGGCCGGTTATGCTTGCACCGTGGTTTGATACCCTGATGCCATAACGATTTCCTCCATCGTCCCAAACATCGAATCGCAGGTCTTCTATTCTCTCTAGTTTGTTCGCGGATGGTTCCTTAAGCACGCTGTCGATAAGCGTAAGCAGCGTATGTGCAGCATTCGGAGACAGATTCAAACGGTAATGCAGCAGACCATCATCAAACTCGATTTCGATTACGTTCGAATCGAGTCTCGTGCAGTTCAAGGAAATATCAGGCATATTCCCCAAGATATTGGCAAAGGCAGACCGGGTTCTTGGCGTGGGCTTCTTTCGGAAGAAATACGGGCCAAGAACCCATGAATGTCAGTGCTTCTTCTTTTTGTTTCCGCCGTCGACCCAGTCGAAAGCGGTCTTGAATGCTTCTCGTGCGGTGTTGGTCTGATCGTAGTAGTCGCTGCCCATGTCGCTTTTCTTATAGTCGATGACGGTGTTGTTCACGTCTCCGCGACCGTCTGAGAAGGTGACTCGCCATCCTTTGCTGCCACCTAGGTAGAAGAGTTTCGCGCGACGATGGTTGTTATCGGCGTCGGTTGGCCACACCTGCGGGTACGTGTTGCCGGTCAATTCCAAATCGGGGTGGCCTTGGAGAGCCATGTTCGCGCCTTCCTCAGCCGACTGCGGGTCACAACCCTTGGACTCCAAATACTCGCCGAAGGAATAATCCATGTCATCCGTGTAGGTGAGTTCCGGATTGGTGAGATACACTTCGGCATCACCATCTTCGGCGGCTTCACTGGCAAGTTCGGACATTTGCTGCGGGTCGTTCCAAGCATCCTCGTTGCCATCCATGTAATCGTTGCCCCATGCGATATACCGGTCGCGATCCAATTCCGGCAGCTTCTCGAACTCCTCACGGCTGACGTACAGGCCGGATTCCACGCGATAGCCTTCATCATCGGGGCCGAACTTACGTTCCGAGTACTCCCTGTTGGCGATGTCGATAAGCTTCTGATCCAGTTCCTGCATTCGCTTCACACCGGTCTCATAGGTTTCAACCGGCGCGCCGCCGGTATTCGATTGCTGATTCTGTTCGAATCGTTCGAGTACGTCACCGGTCGGCATGCTGCTGGTTTTGCCTTCATCCGCATAAGTGCCGTCACGGTTTCGACGTTGCTGTTTTGCCTGTGCTGATTTTCTGGAGTCGACCATTGTTTCTCCTTGCTATTTTGGGTTGAATGTTTGATGTCGTAGGGAGGTTGTCTATTTACGTTTTCGAGCTGTCTGCCGTAACTCTTACCTTTTGTTGTTTGTCAGAACGTTGAAGAATGACCGCTGCCGTTCATCCAACCATGTGGGGGAATGGCCGGCGTCAATATCCGATTGCTTGATCAGGTACGCCACTCGGTTTGGGGTTGAGCTTTTCGCGTCGCGAAACTCGTACACTGTGTTTCCTGTCGGAGTGTTCCTTCGGTGTATGCGCCATCCGTCGATTGATGCGTCATCCTGTTCGTCGAATCCTCCGGAGAAACCTACATAGGGGGAGTTGTCTTGGAGTGCGTCCATCCCTTCGGCCCACAGTTCACGATTCTCTTCGCTCATGGTCCCGTCGTAATAGGATGCGGGCGGAGACACGACGGATGTTTGCCGCTCATATTTTTCCAAGGCGTCAGCATTCGGGAACCCGGCTTTTTTGTGTTCGTCCTTGAACCGGCCGCTCTCGGGTTCCCTCAGTTGGCGTCTCGCCTGCGCTGATCTGACCGTATCTACCATTTCTGTTCTTTTCTGCTAATTGTGTATGTAGTCGAATCCATTCGAGGCCAGGGACTCTCGCTCCCTCGCTTTTTGCCATGCTTTCCATTTCCATGGCTGCCAAGGTCTACGGGGAGGCGTCCCGAATACCGGAGATACCGTCAGCCGGTTCAATCCGGTTCCGGATGCCTCCATCCGCGCGATCGGCGCATCGTATTCGCCACGTTTCTCATTGGAACGGGTTCGCCATGTCTCCAGATCGTCGGCGACCTTTTCCATCTTCGGGAGGTTGATATTTTTCGATATCGGCGTTTCCAATCTGATGGAGGTGGTGGGGGATTGGAATTGCGTGTGACGTTTCATGCCGTGTGTCTGGTCCGGCACGTCTTGCACGGTGAGCGTGGAGCCTGGTCTTCCGTCCACCGGAATGGTTCTGGAGCTCGCTTGTCTTGCTTTCGCTGGGGGTAGGGGTACTTCGGTGGTGGGGGGCAATGGCGGCCGGGGTTGCTGTTCGTATTTTCGTATGGATTCGTCGGTTGGCATACCGGATTGACGGTGCTCGTCTCGGAATCGTCCGGTGTTGGGGTCTCGCAGCTGTTGGCGGGCTTGGATTGATTTGTTGGCTGGCATGTTGTTTTTTTTTTCGTTGGAAGGGGCTGTCGTGTTTTTTCTGGTTCCACGTTATCTATTGTTTTCTGGTTTTCTCCTGTTTTTCGTTATCTCACCATCAAGATATCTGTTATACTGAGTATGTCCACATAAAGATAATGAAAGAGGAAACCAATGGCACTCACCATCGAAGAACAACACGAAACCAACGACCTCGACCACGACATCCTCGCCACCCGCGAAGTCACCTTCATCTGCGGGCACAAGCGCGTCTACGAGGACATCAGCGCCTGCCAGAAAAGCTGGATGGAACGCTGCCAACGGTGCCCCAACTGCCAGTACAAGCGCGACAAGGCATACGTCGAAAAGCTGTCTGCCGAAATCAACTCACCAGAACTCCTCGAGATGTGGCTCAAAGAAACCCCTCCTACTAAGACCAGCAGGAAAGGAGCCATCAGACTATTTAGGCAAGGAACCTCAATAAACACTGACTTTTCCGCGCCATAGCATCTTGTGTGAGCATGTCCAGTAGTTCACCTACTTTGGGTCTTGCAGCTTTTGCTGTCGTAGGATCGTTGGTTTCTATGAAACGTCATTCTATGTGGACAAATAATCCTCCGGTGCCGTATGGCATCGGGGGATTTTTTATTTCAAACCTTGCATGTTTTTTTTCATTTATATGTTATACTGAATATGTCCACATAGAATGAAAGAAACCACAATGAACACGTACAAGAACTTCGAAAAAAACGCCAACATCATACTCGCCATAACATGCGTCCTCTGCGCATGCTTCATGTGGAGAGTCACAGGGCTCGCAATGGTCATCGCATCAATCGGATTCGCAACCTCAGGAACACTGATGATTACCCACTTCGTGACGCGATGAGCATGTTCTGGATTGGATATGCCGCCGGATTCGTCATTTTTCCCGTCGTATTCGGCCTTCTGGCGTTGGGCTTCCTTCTCCTCGTCCCGCATTGGCCGAACCTGACATGCGGCCTGTCCTGCATTCCCTGCGATGAGACCCTCATCGAGGATGACAGTACGCGTACGGTATCCGGCTTCATCGCCGAACTGAAATACGTCATCCACGGTCTGACCCGCCGGCATCGCATCAACCACAAGGCGTGGATGAAGGCGGGGAAACCGAATCTGGGGTGGAAGCCGGTGGCATGACCGGATTGGCGGCGCAAGCCCCGTCTTTTTAAGACTGGGGTAAGCCGCCTTTTTTGATTAGTCATTATTTTTCGTGGTAAGATTTTACGGTATGAGCCAGAAGGTACGAATCGTCAAAGTCAGGCATGCGGGCGCGTCCGTGTACCTTGGCGACGATTCGTGCCGCAACCACTGTTGGACGCGCAACCCCGAACGCATCATGGACTGGCTGTGCGATGGTTGGCGCACCCGTTTCAACCAGCATCGGGAGCATAGGACAATCCGCCGCTACATGGAGGATATGGAAACCCATGAGCGCATGTGGGTGGACGTTCCCTTGGGCGGCGCGACCGTCGGAGAGCCTTTCAAGGACAGCGAGGCCCGAACCCGGTGTCCTTGGCTCGCATGCATCCCCGCCGCCGTTCTCGCCAGCCCCATGCGCGTGGAGAACTCGGAATGGTACGCCGCATTGAAACGCAAGAAGATCAATGGCGGGCGCGTCCCCGGGTTCAAATCCTGCAAACGCGACCCCCAGTATTTCGTATGCTGGCGCAACCAGACCAAGACCGGCAACGCCGTCTACCATCAGGTGTCACGCAAGCGTGGCGTGGTCATCATCACCGGAACCGTGAAAAAGGAGTTCCGCAAGCCGGGCGAAACGGAGTGCCGTTGGAGGCTCTCCATCCACGTGCGCGTCAGCCAACCCGTCAGGGATTACACGAGCGTGGCGGTGAATTGGACGGAACGCACACTGGTGTTCACCAACAAGCCATCCCCCATCCAGCGGAACGCCACCGGCCGGCAGACCGGCATCGACCGTGGTTGCGTCCACACACTGGCCTTGTCTGACGGAACCATGCTGGACATGCCGCAACCGTCCGAACAGGAGAAGCGAGCGTACCTGCGTTTGCAACGCAAGCTCGCCCGACAAGACACGGTCAACAGCAGGCGTGGCGGGAAAACCGCGAAATTCCAATCGAAACGACGCAAACTCACATTGAAGCGCATGAGTTCGATACGCCGCCGCATCAACAACCGCAAGGACGATTGGATCGCGAAGACCACGACCCGACTGGTCGAAGACTACGACCTTATCGCCTTGGAAGCGTTGAACCCCCGGCAAATGACCCGCAAGCCGAAGCCGAAACAGGACCCCGACCATAAAGGACACTACCTGCGCAACGGTTCGACGGCCAAAGCGGGATTGAACCGCAGCATCCTCAACAACCGTTGGACGGACATCCAGAACAAACTCGAATACAAGACCCGTCTCGCCGGAACCCGGCTCATACTGGTCAACCCGGCGTACACGTCCCAGACCTGCAACCGTTGCGGTCATGTCGCAAAGGAGAACCGTGAGAGCCAAGCGGTCTTCCAATGCGTCAACTGCGGCAACAAGGCTAATGCGGACATCAACGCGGCCAAGAACATTCTCAGTCGCGCGATACACACAACCGGCATGGACGATGCCGAGGGCGTGGAGGGACACGCTTCCCGTGAAACCAATGTTTCATGGGAGAGTCCCGTTGAAACGCCGACCCCTGCTCCGCGTATGGGAAGACCCCTCCATTGAGGAACGTGTCTCATACGCGACAGGAATCCCCCGGCTTCAGCCGTGGGGAGGAAGTCAAGGGTTACCTGATCTCAGACCAGTTGCAGGGTGCGCCCGTCCGGCATGATCGCGTTGACCTGAAGCCTGCCGCCGATGGCGTCGAGATAGCGGCGCAGCGTACGGATTTCGGTCTTGTCGACGTCGCCGGATTCGAGGCTGCTGACCCGCTTCTGGCTGACGCCCATGCGTTCGGCGAGCTGCTTCTGGGTCACGTCCTGCTGTTTGCGCGCTTCTTTCAGCTCATACAGGCGCATCTCCTCAAGAAGCTGTTCCTTGCGCTCGTCGATGGTCTTCTGGTCAAGGTCGTGATCGGCCTTGAAGTCCTCCAACGTGTAGCTCATTTCGTGTCCTTCCCATGTTGTTCTTCCAGCCACCGGATGTACCGTCGTTCGGCTTCGCGGATGGCTGTCTTATACCATTTGTTCCATTTGTTCTGTTTGTCTCCGCCGACCAATAGGACCGCTTTGCGTTCCGGGTCGAAGACGAACAGGATTCGGACTTCGCTTCGACCTGTCGAACCGGGTCTCAGTTCCTTCATGGAGCCGATGATGGAGCCCTCGATTTTCCCCACCAGGGGGCGTTTGAGGTTCGGTCCGCGTTCCCGAAGGAGGTCAAGGGCCGCGTAGACCTGGTAGGCGGTCTGTTTGTCAAGTCCGTCAAGCCAGTCCTTGATGGGTTCCATCTCTATCTGCCACATACCCATAAATATACCATATAAGGTATATAAAGTAAAGTCGGAAACGAGAAAAAGCAATGACCAAATGCAAGAAACCAACGCCGTACGATCCGAAGCTCATCGCCGCCCAATGCAACCCCGTGCCCCTGCGGCTCGGCTGCGCGGCCGGATGCTGGAAGGGCGAGGACTTCGACATGTGCGGCAAACCGCCCGTGGCGATCCGCCGTTGGACGCGCGACGACGGGTACGACGATTGCGAGCTCCTGCCCGAGGAGGGCGTGTACGGACCCGCGTGCAAGCTACATGCCAACCATGATGTCGTCCCGCTATCGGAGGTGTTGAAGGCCGTGGCCGATGCCGGCTGCTGGAAGCATGACCCATCGCTGATACCACCGCTGCCGGGCATATTGCCATACGACCCGATGCGCGTCTTCGCCGCATACGACCCGTCCTGGCTGCGTCTAGGATGCACGGCCGGCGTATCCCGCGACGGCGACTACGAATCCTGCGGCAAACCCGTGGTCGCGATCCGCCGTTGGATGCGGACGGACGGCCCCGACTGCGAGGACATGCCTTCGCCCGGCTGGTACGGTCCCGTGTGTAAGGCCCACGCCAGTCATGACGTGGTGCCGTTGGCCGTCATATTGGATTTGATGATGGAGGGCAGACGATGATAAGCACATACGACTGGTTCATCGCCCGATGCAAGGCGGTCATCAACCATTCCAGGCCGCCCGAACCGCCAATGCGCGTCCGCCTGCACGAGGCGGGTCATGCGGTCGCCGGCCACCGGTTCGGATACGTGCAGCAGGGCATCATGCTGCACGAGGACGATACCGGAGAGACCAGCCAGCAGTACGCCACCGGTATGGACGATGACATGTCCGTCCGATTGCAGACGGAGATAATCATCTCCATGACCGGATTCGCCGTGACCCTGGAATATCCGGAATACAAAACCGACGCGCTCCGCATCGGCGGCGACGTGCAAATGGAGCTGGTGAACGCGGCGATCATCCACCGAATCGACCCGGCGATGGGCTCCGCCGACGAGATCATGGACACGCTATGGGTCAGGGCGCGCCTCGTCGCAAGGAACAACAAGCCCCTGATTCAGGCGGTCGCCGCAAGGCTCGACCATTACGGTTTCTGGACCGGTGAGGAAATCCAGCGAATCATCGACGACTGCGAAAAGGAGCTGGACCGATGAGCGTCCTGGAATGGCCCGCCGACCTGACCGACCTCCGGCTGCCGCCCGCATGGGACGGGCGACCCGTCGACTGGCATGGCTGACATCCACCCATCGAAGCCCGCGCCCTGTTCCTCTGCGAGGACAACGGCTTACAACGCGATCCGCAACCATGTTCCGGCTGCGGGCACCCGTTCCAACCCTGGTGAAACCAAGGATTGACGGCCGACGGGCGCGCCTCCATCACCATCGAACGCTGCGGGTTCTGCAACACGACCATCGCACTCGAGACCGGGCCGGACGGGACAAGCGAATGGACGTTGGATGATAGCGACTACGGGCCGGAAGGCAGTTCCGACAATCAGAAAGGAAACCGATGATGTTCGGATTATTTGGAAAAAAGAAGGAAAAGCAACCTCCGGTGATTCTCGATCTGAGTGTCAAGGAAAAACCGGACGGTTGGGATGAACTGATCCGGCTGGGCTTCGAGCCAGTGTTCGTCAACCATAGGCCACGGCCGAACGGCATTTCAGGCGACTACGTGCAGACCCGCTGGCGGTTGAAGGCGAACCCGGATGTGACATGCACGGTATACGACTCGTGGGAGGGCGGAGGCGGTGCCACGTTCCTCGACTTCGACGCCCCATGGAATCCGCAGCGGATTCACGGCGGATGCAATCTCAGCTGGCCCAATTACACGCTCGACCGGCTCCACTCCCTCGGAACGGTGCTGTTCGAGGGTGACAGGAGCGAATTCGAGGAGCCGGATTCCGGCAATCTCGACTTGAGAGGGATTACGCCGGACCCGGTTAGGGAGAAAATGCGGGAACTCGGATTCCGTATGGAATGGGATGACAGCCATGACTCGAATGGGGATGATTCCGATGAAGAATATTGGTGCAAATACGATCAGGGAGAACTTCGTGACTTGCACCGATCGTGCCTTGCCCTGTACGCCCATGTTGACAGGACAGCCGGAACAGTCGCCATCGTGGATGTCGAGACCGGGAAGCAAGCCACGTTGGGATTTGATAAGCTCCTGAAACTGGATCGCATCGAATGCGGAAAGAAGTCCTCCATGACCGGACCCGATGCCGAGGAATTGGAATCCATACGGAAGGAATACCGGCGTCAAACGGAACGCGACGAACGAATATCGCGCCGGGCCGCGGAACTGCGGCATGATCGGCTGAATCGGACAGGAAGGCAGCAGGGGGAGGAATCATGAGTCTGGATGCCGTGCGTCGTCTCGCGTGGACGGCGATCGTCCTATTTATTATGGCGATTGTGTTCGCGTTCAACCACGGGCCGATACTCGCGTGGCTGGCCGCGAACCATACGCCGCTGCTCGTCGGACTTCTCCAATCGCCGTTGTGGCTTGTCGCGTTCCTGCTCATCGTCCTTGGATTGCAGTGCTGGCTGGACATCGTGGAAGTCGACAAGACGCCGTTCGCGATCGGCATGCACGCGCTCGGCATCATGCTGTGCATCGGCTGGTGGGCCGTCGGCGTTGCATTGTCCCCCCGCCAGCGGGCCGACATCGACGTGTACGGCCTGATGGGCGGCTTTATTCTCACCTGCGTGTTCGCATGGATCATGGACCGGCGTCAAACGACCGGCAAGGAGACTTTCCCGAAGCTACGCGACCAGATAGCCGACTTCGCGGTCGAGTATATCGCCAGCAAATCCTATCGGAAGAACAAGGATAAGGAAGACGAGTGATGGATGAGATTGGACGACCGGCCTATGTGAGCGGCGAGGCCGCATGCAACACGGTGGACATCGCCACCGCATTGGGCGGCGGATTCCATGTCAGCTTCCCGCCCGGCCGCGGCACCATGACGTTGACCAAGTATTTCCCGGACGGCTCCGATGTGAGCATTGAGGTTGGCGACGATCGGGCCGCCGCCTCGAACAGCCGGTTCGAAACCGTTGAATGGGATATCGAGGACGGAATACCACAGAAACTAGTGGACATGTTGCACCCTAAAGCGGGTTAATGCCACGGGTTTCAGATTTTCTTCAAGAATCGTTCTTTGAACGAATGATAATCGTAGTATCCGTCCGGTTTTCCTCCACCCAACTTCGGAACAGGAAAAGCCGGTCAATCTTCCAGAACGTTGTCTTAAAAAAAGGATGCTGCGCCGATGCGAAGAATTAAAATATTCAGGCCTTTCGCTGTTTGGTGTGGGTGAGTGGGTCGGGGGGTGGTGGTGCTGGTCGGGTAGTTTGGGGGGTATGGATAC